CTGGCGCTGTTGACACTTCCATCCGTAATGTAGAGAGGGTTATGTTACCCACCTACAAAGATATTGGTGGTCGATTGGCAGCGGCTGGTTTTGCGGCAAACCATTCAGCATGGAAGTTTGACATTACTCACGCCAACCAAGCTGAATTCTTGATTTATCCTGCTGGTGGGCGTTACACATCCCATGTGGACACTTTCTTGGCACATGGGGATGAATGTCGTAAACTTACAGTACTTGCCTTCCTTAATGACGACTTCAAAGGTGGAAGGTTTTACCTACAAAACGGCCACGAAAAGTATTACCCACCACAAACAAAAGGCACAGTCCTTGTATTCCCAAGCTTCATCATGCACGGCGTGGAAGACATAGAAGAAGGCCAACGCTGTTCAGTAGTGTGCTGGATGGTTGGCAAGTTCTTCAAGTAGGAGTTTTAAATTGACCCGATTTCCATCCTCTTTGCTGCAAATGCTTGTGTCGCCGCAATCAAGGAAGGTTGTGAGTTATACAAGCAGGCTAAGACATCTTTCATGGAGGTCAAGGCAACGGTTGACGAAGTTGTTGGGATTGGCAAGGAAGTCCAAGGATTCTGGGCAAAACTCTTCGGAGCAAAGCCAGCCGCCCAAGCCAAGCCTGTGGCGAAAAAGAAGGAAGCCTACGTTGCCGTTGACGAAACCCAAGTCATGGCAGACATCGTTACGCAGCTTACCCAGTTTTTCAAGTTACAAGAACAGCTTGCAGCGCACATAAGGGAAGAGGAAGAGAAGAGCAGATCAGTCTACGACCCCGATGCCAACCTGATGGAAGCTGCCCTGAAGCGGGTAATGGCTCAAGACCAGATGGCAGCGTTGGAAGTGACGATCAGGGAAACTATGGTCTATCAGTCTCCACCCGAAATGGGGGCAATGTATTCCAAGGTTTTTGATATGCGGGATGTGATTAAGGCGGAGCAGGACAAGGCAAGGAAGAAACGGGATGACGACTCATGGCAACGCAAGGAAAGGGAGCGCCTTACAAGCGAAAAGCAAGCGTACCTACTAGTGACTTTTCTTTTCCTCCTGTATATGTGGCTCCTCCTGAGCCTCTTAAGCAAGATTGGGAAAGCGTAATGGGGTGGATAGCGGCTTGCTTGCTTGTAGTTTTGTTGTTGCCTTTTTTGGGTATGCTGTATATAGATGTGCTGCAAACCAAGCAAGAGGCCAAGCAGCAAATTGAAAAGATGGAAAAATTGCGCAGAGAAATGGAAAGGGATAAACGTGACAAAAAGCCTGATACTTTTGGTGATAACCCTGTGTTTGATCGGGTGCGACGACCGCTATCGTTACCCTTGCCAAAATCCGACAAACTGGAATAACGCTGAATGCAAACCACCAATCTGTACCGCTGCTGGTACTTGCCCTGAAATGCTTGTCAAACCAGAGGAGAAGAAATAATGCCCACAATTGGATACAAACCGAATAGCCGCCTGAGTTCTGACGAGATTGAAGTCAGGGTTTGGGCATTTGTCATTGTGGTCTTGGTGACCATCCTGTTAGTCTCAATGGGTATGTTTCTGTACTCAGTTTCGTTTGTCACACAGCCTATGAATGGCAGCATGGCGGCAATCGACAAGGTGTATACACAGCAGATTTCAACAATAATGGTCTTCATCACTGGGGTGCTTGGCGGTGTCGCTGGTCGTTCAGGGGTCAAGGCAATTGCCAACGCAAGCGCCAAGGCTGAAGCCAACGACAACGATGAGCCACCAAAGCCATGAGCCTACTCAATCCTTACGTCCTGCTGGGCATCGTCTTGGCGGTGCTGGGCAGCTTTGGTGCTGGGTACTACAGCGGTGAGCAAAATGAATACGAGCGCCAGCAGATTGAGATTGCAGCCCTGAACGCCAAGGCACGAGAAACAGAACAGCGTATGGGGGAAGTTGCCCAGACATACGCACAGACTTTAAGGAAAGCCAACAATGTTGCAAAAGCTAAAGAAACTAAGCTGCGTTCTGATATTGCCTCTGGTGAGCGCAAGCTGTTCATTCCTACCAAAACCACCTGCCCCGTATCAAGCGCCGGTAATGCCGCCTCTGCCGCCGGAGATAGCCGAGAAACAAGAACCGAACTTGACAGATCGGTTGCTGAAGCTCTTATCGCAATCACAGCCGACGGAGACCAAGCCATCCGCAAGCTCAACGCCTGCATCGACCAGTATGAAACCTTGAGGAAAATGAAATGACACAATTGACCGCCAACTTCTCCCTGCATGAACTGACTAAATCAGAGACAGCCCTGCGTATGGGTTTTGACAACACCCCCGGTGAAGCTGAGATCGAAGCTTTGCGCCTGCTGTGCGAGAAGGTTCTTCAGCCCGTGCGCGACCATTTTGGCAGGGGTGTCAAGTGTAATTCTGGGTTCCGCAGTGCGGAAAGTAATGCAGCAGTCGGAGGATCTCGCACCTCAGACCACGTCAAGGGCCAAGCAGCCGATATTGAGATACCCGGAGTCCCCAACGCAGAGCTTGCCCAATGGATCATGGATAACTTAGAATACACCCAGTTGATACTGGAGTTTTACACCCCCGGTATCCCTGACAGCGGCTGGGTGCATGTGTCTTATGACCCGAACAACCTGAAGAAGCAGGAGTTGACCGCAATGAAAGTCGCTGGTAAAACACAATATGTTCCCGGACTCGTAGCCTAAGAGGGCGATATGCCATTACAGAAACTTGAATTTAGACCCGGCATCAACCGCGAAGGCACAACCCTTGCCAACGAGGGTGGGTGGTTTGAGTCCGATAAAGTTCGGTTTCGTTCGGGCTATCCAGAAAAAATAGGTGGCTGGGTTTTAGACGGCGGTATAAATGCGTCAACGCTAAAACCCAGCACAGGAATCTATTGGGGCGTGTGCCGCGCTATGTGGAATTGGTTGAACCTTGTTGGTTATAACTTGTTGGGTCTTGGCACAAACCTCAAATACTACATTCAAAACGGCACGGGGGGTATCTTTTATGACATCACCCCTATACGCACTACTACGGCTGCTGGAGAGATAACTTTTGCGGCATCAAACGGCTCTAAGACAATTACTGTTACCGATGTTGCACATGGTGCACAGACTGGAGACTTTGTAACTTTTAGTGGCGCAACTTCGTTAGGTGGCAACATAACAGCTGCCATACTGAATGCTGAATTTCAGATCACATATCTATCAACCAACACCTACACTATTCAATCTTCAATTGCAGCAACCGCAGGTGACTCAGGAGACGGCGGAGCGTCCGTTGTTGGCGCATACCAGATCACAACAGGTAATGAAGTTTTTACCCAAAACGTGGGCTGGGGCGCGGGTGCTTGGGGCGGCATAGTTATTGGCACAGCTACCACTGCGGTGTCTGGCGGCACGCTATCCAACTCAAACACTACGGTCACGGTGACATCAACCGCCGGTTTTACGGCAACAGGCAGTATCCTGATTGATCAAGAAACAATTACCTATACAGGCAAAACAGTAGCACCTGACACATTCACAGGCTGCACTCGAGGAGTCAGCGGTACAGGCTCGGGCGCAGCTACTACACATACAGCCGGCACAGCAGTTGTTCAATCTACAAGCTTTACTGGATGGGGTTCTCCCGCCGTTTCAGGTATTGGCGAGCAGCTACGCCTTTGGAGTCAGTCAAACTTTGGCGAGGACTTGGTGTTTAACCCTCGCGGCGGCGCGTTGTACTACTGGGCAAATAATGCTGTCAACCCAAACACGTTTGATCGTGGGCAGTTGCTTGGCCCCAGCGCCACTGTAGTTACAAAAGCAGGATCAATTTCTATTGACTCGTCGTGCCCGACCATTGTCAGTTTTGTAATGGTGTCCGACGCGTCACGGTTTGTGCTTGCTTTTGGCTGTACTGACTATGGTAGCGCCATACAAAACCCAATGCTGATTCGTTGGTCTGACCAAGAGTCCATTGCTACATGGGCTCCAGCAGTTACCAACCAAGCTGGTAGCTACCAATTGAGTCACGGCTCGCAGATCATTACTGCTATGCAGACTCGCCAAGAGATATTGGTGTTTACAGATTCAGCCATCTACTCCATGCAGTACCTTGGCCCACCTTATGTGTGGGGCTTTCAATTGATGGGCGACAACATTTCCATCGCGGGGCCAAATGCTATAACAACCGCCAATAACGTGACCTACTGGATGGGCACGGATAAGTTCTACATGTACTCAGGTCGCGTGGAAACACTACCCTGCTCGCTACGCCAGTATGTGTACAACGACATCAACCTTACGCAGTCCTTCCAGTTTTTTGCGGGAACAAGTGAGGGATATAACGAAATATGGTGGTACTACTGTTCTACTAACTCAACAACAATTGACAGGTATGTAATCTTCAACCATCTCGAGCGCACTTGGTACTATGGAACTTTGGCGCGGTCTTATTGGTTGGACTCCCCCCTGCGAGCAACACCTATGGCTGCTGGCTACAACGGCCAACTGATCTACCACGAAAATGGCAATGATGACGGCACAACATCTCC